CCCGCCATAGTTAGTTAATACGTAGATAACTTCCTGTACATCTTCTAAGTCATTCAAGAACCCACTATACGTTTTATCGTAAGTATCAATTAACGATTTGATGCGAACGAGATCAGTTGTATGGCTAGCGTTATTAGCGAACGCAATAAATGGCACTTTACCCATGTTATGTGGTATAGAATCTACTGCTACAGTAACACCGCTAGGGTCAATCATGATAAAAGCAGTATAAGGAGATAAGGTTTCTATCGTGTCACCAGTACGTAAAGAGAACGCTTGTACCTCCTTATCATTCCAGTACTCGTAGACAGTGATTGTCTCGCCAGCCTCGTTAATGTCTGCATAGACACGCAGCACGCCTTCGAGTTTTGTGTTGATGCGGTTATTCCAAATAGGGATAATCTCACTAGCTGGTAAAACGGCCCACTGGAAACCTTCTTCCTCATCCATCCAGTAATGCACCCAGGCAACGCCACCGTTAGTCGCTTTAACACATAAGTCCTTACATTTCTTTTCATAGGCATCGCCTAGCGTATCTAAGATAGTTTCATTTAACTTATCATCCTTGACGTCATAAATCGGCGGTGCGGTGAACATGTATGCGGTTTTCTGGTCCACTAAAAGAGGGTAAAAAGAATAGGCGATTCGATTATCCGCTTGATGCATGGGATTAAACGATTCGCCTTTTTGTTTTGCTTCTTCTATGTCTTTTGGTTTTGTCGGCATCAGCATAATGTCGTTATTAACAGCATAATAGCGATCAGCCACTTCCATATTAGTTACGACTTTTGCGTGCCCCAATGTATGCTTTTTAATTAACTTCTTAATTAATTCTATTTCCAATCTATCGCCTCCTAGTATGTCATTAGCCGGACGCCTTTTCGTCCGTCGAACTCTTCCATAGCATATCGCATGGCGTCCATTAAATGGTTAAAATCATCAATAGGCTTATTTACCATATTGTCGAACTTATCTTTATCCCATGTGTAGTTACTGATTTCAGTAATGAAGTTAACACACCGAGGATGAATAATAATTTTATAGTCCTGGATAATCGAAATGCCGGCACGAATTGAGTCAGGTCCTTTTTTTGCTGCCCTAATCCTACTAAGTCCAGCTTTTCGCAAGTACGCAATCGATTTAGGTTCCGCACTATCTGCTTTAATTCGTTCCTTTGCATATCCCATTTCGGATACTTTCGACAGAATATTTTCATTACTCATACCCTTTTCGTACATTTCATCAAATACATATATTTCACGAGCTACTGTATCAACAAGGCCGCAGAATAATGTACTAGGGTCATTTACATAACCAAAGTCCATGCCAAATACTGATTTGACATTAGGTCGTTTAGAAACTTCGTTAACATCAAAAGCTTGCTCTTCCCAGTTTTCAAAAACTAGGCCTTCAACGATACCCCATTCACCAAGACCTGCGGTCCTATATCGGCGAGGGTTCTTTTTCATCTCCTCAAACAATATTAGGTCGGATTCACTTAAGAACTCGTTACACATATAATTCGTTGTCATGGCCAACACGTTACCACTAAGCTCATCAAAAAACCGTTTCTTTAGCCAGTGCCTATCAGACCACGGGTTAAAAGTTAGCACTACCTGGTGATACATTCCGTCAGGCAATTGACCACGAATAGATTCATCTAGTCTATCGAAGGCTTCTTCAGAAGTTATCTCATAAGCTTCTTCTACCCATAGCCTGCATAAGGACCCTACTTCTACGGTAATGGATGTTACTTTTAAAGGATCGTCTAGGCCCCTAAATAAAATCTTTTGGCCAGTTGGTACATACGTTATCTCCAGCGGTGATGTAGAACATTTAAAATACCTATCAAGCTGTAATCGATGAATAGCCCATTTAAGCTGCGCGAAACAACTGTCACGCAAGGTGCGTTCTACCTTTCGTACGACTAACCAGTTTACGGTTGGGTTTTCTACTATCTCAATAATAGCTTTAAGTGCTTGTGTAGAGGACTTCTTACTAGCACGGCTTCCTTTTACGGCCTTATAGCGTCCTTTGAACCTCCAAAATGCACCGTATCCCTTGCCTACGATATCAGGCAAGTACACCCTATTAGTCTGCAATATCGTCACCACCTACGATGAGTACAGGCTTAATATCGATAGTTGTATCACCGCTGAGTATTCTATGGCGTTTAGCCATAAGTTCTAAAGCTTTTAGTCTTGACTTCTCGTCAGGTGGTTTATCGATAATTCGAGCTTCGGAACGTCCTTCCCCTGTGCCCTCGATAACTACTTGCTTTTCATTTGAGAGCCCCAGGGCAATTCGTGTTAACTCATACTCGACCTGCTGAGCCGTCATGATGTTTTCATTGAAGTAGGCATCACGGAGCTCGGCAACCCGTGTTTTAACCTTGTCATTCCTTAACAGTCTTGATGATTGAGACTCAGCAGATTTCTCAGAGTAACCAGTTC